TGGGTATGGTATACGCATTAGTCAAAAACATTATGTGGACTATGTTGAAGATTTAGTTTCACATTTTGCAGATACTTTTGACACAACTTATCGTAAACAAAAACAAACAAATGGATATGATTTTATTCTACCTGGACGAAATATTTGGGAATTGATTGTTAACGATTTTGGAAGATTGAAATCGGAAAGACGAATTCCGCAATGGTTAAAAAATTCACCACCAGCTAAGCTCCGTGCTTTTTTAAAAGGTTTTATGTTGGCAGATGGAAGTGGTTATAACGAAAGTTGGGAACACCATGAAAAAGGAAAAACACTTTCAGTTAGAATTTATTATGAAATTTTAGCTAATGCCATCCAAGAAATTGGAATGCGAGCGGGATTTTCATCATATCTTCGTAAGATAAAATACGTGAGTGGTTATACTGGGAAGTCCGGTGTTGGTTGGTACGTTGCTTTCGGTCAACGAGGTCAAAATCCTTGGCCGTTAAAAAGATCTGGGTATAAACAATGCTATCAAGATAAGGTGTACTGTGTAACAGTACCTTCTGGCATAATCTGCATACGTCGAAATGGTGTGTATCATTGGAGTGGCAACAGTTTCGGGGTTGGGAAGACCATGCTCGCCGCACGTCTCGCTCTTTGGTTCCTTTGTTGCTTTAAGCCAAGCAAGGTTGTTACGACTGCACCAACTTTGAGACAGGTAAAAGATCTTTTATGGTCAGAATTACGTAATGCTCACAAAAAAGCAACTATTCCCATTGGTGGAGAATTGTTGCAGCTTTCACTAAAGTTTGATGAAGATCATTTTTGTGTCGGTTTCAGTACCGATGCTGAAAATATGGATAAATTTACGGGTCTTCATCAATCCAACTTGTTAGTTATTTTCGATCAAGCAGGTGGTATTGATCCGAACATTTGGGAAGCTTCGGAAGGTTTGATGACTTCGGCTAATTGTAAATGGTTAGCTATTTCAAACTCAGCGATCTCAGATGGTGAATTAGCTAATATTTGTATGCCAGATCGACGTTCACGTTTTGGCACATGGAACGTATTGAAAGTTAAAGCCAGTGAATCTCCTAACGTACTTGCTGGTAAGAATTTGATACCCGGATTGGTAGCGCATGACTGGGTAAGAAAGCGTGAAGAAGCATGGGGTCGTGATGATCCCTTGTATAAAATTTTCGTTGAAGCGGAATTTATTCCTGATTCTGAAATGGTTGTAGTCCCCTATAAGGCGATTACGGACGCTTTCAGTTCCAATGGGGAAATGGGTTCACACATTGAAGTGGGCTTGGACGTGGCCCGTATGGGGACGGACAGCACGGTATGGACAGCGGTTTCGGGAACCCGTGTATTGGAAATCAAGCGGGTCACGGGCAACACCACGATGCAAGTTGTCGGTGAGACTGTGGAGTTTGTTCGTCATCTTAAAGAAGAATATGGATTACCCATTACTGCTGTAAAGATCGACGTAATTGGTTTGGGAGCCGGTGTTTATGATCGGTTAATTGAAATGGATGATCTTGATGTTGAGATTCCAGTCGTTGCTGTCAATAATGCCGAAGTACAGATCGTTGTTGATCGTGAAAGATACTCAAATGTTCGTGCGGAGATGGCATGGGCTTTTCGGTATCGGATGGAACACGGCAATGTGGGATTAGCCGCAGTTCAGGTACATGATTACGAACTAAAAGATTATGTGCGTGGTGACATTCAAGCCATGCGCTATAAGATCACGTCACAAGGTAAGATTCAGTTATTGCCCAAGGAAGAGTTAAAAAAGAATTTAGGACGTTCCCCGGACTATTGGGACTCGTTAGTGATGGCGTTTGAAACTCCAGGAGGTGGCATTCCTTCTGTGGACTTTTTAAGTGCCAAAGAAGAAAAAGAAGAAACTTTTTCAATTTCTGAGGATGATTGGAAAATCATGATCGGGGCAGTGGTTCCCACGGATGATCAGTATTTTAAAACAATTCGTTTTTAAAATAATCGTTGACAAGGCTTCTACTTTATGGCAAAGTGCCATAATCAGATTTATAGGAAATACGATGAGCTTTAAGATCTTTTCATTCAATGATTGGTTATCCGAAGGCGGATCTGCTGGTTTACGCAGCTTTGCTTTAAACTCATCTTATGAAAGAATGTGTTGGGTTTATGCGTGTGTGAATCGTATTGCGACTTCCGCAAGCTCAGCACCTTTGGTATTCTATCAAGGAAAGCCAGATCGTATTCCTTCCAACACACCTTCTGAAAAAGAACGTATTACAGATCGTGAGCATCCGGTTTATAAGTTGTTTAATCCACCGAAGCCCCCTACGATCATTAGTCTGCAACAGTTGATGTACCGGACGTTTATACATGAATCCATTGATGGCTTAATCTTTTGGTTAATCGAGCGTAAAGGTGGTAAAGCCGTTTCCATTGATATTCGGTTAAAGACTGAATTACGCCCCATCTTAGAATACAAAAGTAATGATCCTTCACGTCCCGTATTGCGTGGTTGGGAAGATTCATCTGGTAAAAAGCATCTTCCAGAAGATGTGCTACCGATTGATAGTTATAATCCAAAAGATCCTTTAGCGGGTTTATCTCGCTTGAATCCAGCACGGATAAGTCTTGAATCCGAATTTAGTATCTCTGGTTGGAACTCAGCATTCTTTAAATCGGGTATGAAAAACCCGTTGCTGATTCAAGCCAAAGGTCAGTTAACTCGTGAACAAAAGAAAGAAATCCGAAGTGAAATTGTAAATTACTACAGTGGGATTGACGGGGCGCACGGAGCACTGTTGATGCAAGGTGGAATGGAAGTCAAACCCCTCGTCGTTAATCCAAAAGATGTTGATTTTATTCGTGGCAAAGAATTAAATCGTGAAGAAATTTTAGCGGTGTTTGGTGTGCCACCCGCAATTGTTGGTATCTTTTCATACGCAAATTATTGCATAACAGCATCTTCACAAATAACACTTGAAGGAAACATCGTCAAATCCATTGTTGATGTGAAACCTGATGATGTTGTTTTGTCCATGGGGACACATTCGTTAAAAGGTGCGAAAGTTATCAATTGTTGGGATGCCGGGTATAAAGATGTTTATACCATTAAAACGAAATTCCGAACCATTGAATGCTCACCTGAACACAAGTTTTTAGTACGGACAGTGGATGGTTCAGCATGGACTCCAGCTAAAGATCTTGCTCTTAAAGATCGTTTAGCGATTGTTGTTCAAACACCGGAAACGACAAACACATTGTTGCCCGATGGCACTGTTGCTACTAAAGAACTCATGCATCAACTGGGTTTATTTGTTGGTGATGGAAACATTTCTAGCAGCAATGGTTATCAAATGGGTATCTGTATTGGTACTCCAGATACCCATATCAAGAAATCCGAATGGATGGAAGAAGCAAAACGTGTTTGGAGTGCAAATGCGATTACTGATACTCGTTGTTATCGTATCTGCTCCGTTCGCGCTGCGCGGATTATCAATGAACTGGGTTTTGCTGGAACCAGTAAGACCAAAAGATTGCCAAGTTGGGTTTATGGGTTAACAACTGAATTAAAGAAATCTTTAATTCAAGGTATTTTGGAAACCGATGGACATGACATTGATAAAGGTCGCTACACACTGGCTTTTAACAACGAAGCGTTGATTAATGATGTTCGTGATCTGTGTATTTCAGTGGGCTATCACGTTAATAATGTCAAGTACAGTTATCGTGAATCTAACTACGGTCCCAATCCATTATGGCATCTGTATATCAATACTCATGATTTTGGCAAGTATTTGCAAAAATCTGCTGACTTGCCCGATGGTTTGTTATGGGATGCTGTGTACGAAATTTCAGTATCTGATCAACAAGAGTTGATGTATGATCTGGAAATCGAAGGAACACACAACTATTTCGCTAATTGGATGGTCACACACAACTCAAATGTTAGAGAACAGATCAGGATCTTTTGGGAACACACTTTATTACCAAAAATGAATCATATCTTGGAATTGATTCAATTTAATATCTTGGATCGTGATTTTCCCGGTGTGTATGCAGCATGGGATTTAAGTAAAGTAGCGGGTCTTGCTCCAGATCCTATAGAAATTGCTGCACCTGCCAGTCAGTATCATGCGATGGGTTACTCACCTTCGCAAACTGCACGAATTTTAAAAGCACCTGTTTTGGAACCGGATAAAGATTTTAAAAAGCCGGAACCCATCAAACCGCAAACACCCGATGCTACGGATGATGAAGAAGATCCAGATGTAGTTGATGGTGAAAAACCTAAAAAGCCTAAAAAACCAAAAAAAGATCCAAATGCTGGTGATCCCAAACCCAGTGATAAACCAAAACCTGACAATAACAATTCGTTTGTGTTGAGTGCTTTGACACAGCGGTTGAAACTCTTTTTTGAATACGTAACCTTCAAGGAAGGTAACGAAAAACAAGTGTTAACGGTTTGGGAAGATATTGTACTTGGATTTTTAAAAGATTATTCGCAAGAATTTGATTTGTCTCAGTTCAATTCATTTCCAAAGTTACTTTGTGAAAAACCTACTGAAGCAATGCGTCAAGAATTTATGAAGCATTGTGAAAATATTGCGGAATTTATGATTCGCACTATTTACAATTCGAATTCGAGACTATAGTATTGTCTAACAGTTAGGAGATTGTTATGTTGCACTCATGTCAGTTTGATTTCAAAAAGCCCGCACTGCTCAAAAAGGGCGTCGGGGCAAAGAATGTTTATACTGCGATTGCCAGTACTGCCGCAGTAGATCGGCATAAAGAAATTTTAGTACCCCGTGGTGTCATTACTGAATCTTTTATGAAGAATCCAGTTATGCTGGACATTCATAATTCTCGTGCATACCCCGTGGGAAAAGTAGTTGATGTAAAGATCAGTAAGGAAGCCGTAGAAATTCATTTTGAATTTGCGGAAACTGAAGAAGGTGCGAAACTGGAAAAGTTATACACTACCGGTTTTATGAATGCATTTTCAGTAGGTTTCATTCCTAAAAATTATATTGATCTGTATGATATGCGTGGTGAGGATGGTAAATTATCCGTGACCTCGCTGGAAGTTGAATTACCCAACGGCGAAAAAGAACTAATTGACTTGTCACAGTACAAAGATGTTCCTTATGGTATTATTTCCAAGTGGGAACTTTTGGAAGTCAGTCCGGTATCGGTTCCAGCTAATCCCGAAGCGTTGATGCTTCGTGCTAAAGATGACATTGTTCGTAAGTACTTGGATGCTGGACATCATCAAGTTGCTG